CAACTAGAGAAAAGAGTAAATTACCTGACTTAAATGTACCTGTAGGTCCTTACACATCATATAAGGTGAGTGTATCAGAGGAAGGATATGCTATTTCATACAAAGCAAACGATCCTAAGACTGCATATATCACGAAAGATATTAAAGAGAAAGGTGGTTTCTTAGGACTAGCAAACAACACTACTAAGATTGCAGAAGAATACTTCATGGATGGTAAGACTAATCAGGGTGGTGCAGTATCTAACACTCGTTCATGGTTGGATGGAAAGCCTGGTTTGACTCAAGGACAAGCTGAGAAGATAACTGCCGCACGAAAAAGTGAAGCCTGTATCAAAGCAATCGGAAGTGCAGAAGGTACAGGAAGACTTGTGGGCACTTCAGTTGGTGCAGCTGCTGCTCCTACTCTTAGTACTATTCCCTTTGTTGGTTGGGTCGCTGCTGGCTGGGTGGCTATGTTTGGTGGTAATCAAGGCGCAGAGATAGGTGGTGGCATGGCAGAAGACATGTCTAAAGACTGCTAATAAATAAAAGTAAAACCCCATGGCAGAATATACTGATATCGAAGGACCTAGTGTCTTTGATAGACAAATCAAGAATAGGAATTTTCTGTCTCCAGCTGGATTCAAGTTTAACTTGCAGAAGGCTCCGAAGGTTGATTTTTTTTCCAAGTCAATCTCAGTTCCTAACCTAACTTTAGGAGCTGCAATCCAGAGTTCTTATCTCAGAGATATCCCAGTTCCTGGCGATAAGTTACAGTATGGCGATCTAGATGTAGAGTTCTTTATTGATGAGAATCTGGAGAACTATCTAGAGATAGAAAGATGGATGAGAGCATTAGGATACCCTGAGTCTCTAGCGGAAGCTGTTAGTTTAGATCCAGCAAAGACAGAACTTTTAAGTGCTGCACGATCAGATGGTGCAATTTTGGTGTATAATAGTAGCTTCAATGCAATCGCCAAATTCTCATTCAGAGATATGTTTCCTGTATCGTTGACACCAGTTCCATTTACCGCTGACGCAACTGATATAAATTATATTGTAGCGACTGCTACTTTCAAATATACTATTTTTAATGTGGAGAGTCTAACCAAGGATGAATCTTGAATTTATACAAGACTTATGGGACAAAGATTCCATAATTGACAATGAATTATTACACAACGAATCAACAAAAGTACCAGCCTTACACGCAAAGTATTATAAAATTTACAATAATATCCTGACTTTAAAGAAAGCTCAGGAAACACAATACAAAATACTAAAGAAAGAGAAGTGGATATACTATAGTGGCAAAGCGTCACCAGAGGTATACAAAGAAAAACCTTTTGACTATAAGGTTTTAAAAGCAGACTTAGATAAGTATTTTGATGCAGATCCAGATCTTATTAGGTGTACTGCGAAGATAGAATACTACGATATCATGCTTGAGTATCTAGAAAGTATTCTGAAAATTATATCGAATAGAACATACCAAATCAAAAATGCCATTGAGTGGCAACGATTTACCAATGGACTATGAGTGATCTTATCATTGCTAAAAAGAATGAAGTACATCTGACTGTAGATGCACAACCCCATGTGCAACAAGAACTGTCAGACTATTTTACCTTTGATGTTCCAGGCGCTAAGTATATGCCTCAGTATAGGAACAGACATTGGGATGGCAAGATAAGATTGTTTTCTACTGCAACAGGTGAGTTGTATGTAGGACTGCTGGATAAGGTTATTGCATGGGCAAGAAAGTCAGATTATAGTGTAGAGTTTAGAAATAGTGAGACATACGGAACTCCGCATGAAGAGAACGAAGAGATATCACTAGAAGGCGTAAAGGATTATATGACTGCCATTTCTAGTTTCAAACCTAGAGATTATCAGATAGATGGTGTATATGATGCACTGAAATATAATAGAAGGTTGATTATATCTCCCACTGGATCAGGTAAATCATTAATGATCTATGCTGTTGCACGTTATCATGTGGGTAGAAAGAGAAGAATACTACTCGTAGTTCCAACTACATCGCTTGTAGAACAGATGTATAAGGACTTCACTGACTATGGTTGGGATGTTGAGAAATATTGCCATAAAGTATATGCTGGAAGAAACAAGAATACACAACAACGTGTAACTATTTCTACATGGCAGTCCATTTATACTATGGACAAAACATTTTTTTCTCAGTTTGATGTCATCATAGGAGACGAAGCACACCAGTTTAAGTCTAAATCTCTTATCAATATCATGTCTAAGATGAGAGATACAAAGTATAGATATGGATTTACTGGAACTCTAAGTGGATCACAGACTCACAAATGGGTTCTAGAGGGACTATTTGGTCCTTCTTATAAAGTGACACAGACATCAGAACTACAAGAAAAAGGACAGTTAGCGAAATTAAATATAAGAATTATCCTATTACAACATCCAGCAATTCCTTTTGATGACTACCGAGAGGAAATGAATTATATTATTGAACATGACAAGAGAAACCTATTCATAAAAAATCTTTCATTGAGTCTCAAAGGAAATACTCTAGTCCTATACAGTAGAGTCGAGGCTCATGGTGAGCCCCTATATAATTTAATTAATGATGGTGCAAGCGATGACAGAAAAATCTTTTATGTACACGGAGGAGTGGACGGTGAGGAAAGAGAAGAAGTTAGATCAATCGTTGATAGGGAAAACAATGCGATCATTGTTGCCTCTTACGGCACCTTCTCAACTGGAATTAACATTAAGAACCTTCATAATGTAATCTTCGCTTCTCCTAGTAAATCCAGAATTAGAAACTTACAGTCTATTGGTAGAGTTCTTCGTAAAGGTAAGAACAAAACTAAGGCAATGTTATATGATATCGCAGACGATATCTCAGTCAAGGGTAAGAAGAACTACACCTTGAATCATTTGATTGAACGTGTTAAAATATACAATGAAGAGAACTTCACTTATGAAATTAGAAAAGTCTATTTGAAATGAAAGTCTTAGGCATATATGGATCTATTGGTTTTGATGGATCTGCAAGAGAATCTTACATACATGATGCTAGTGCTACTCTATTCATAGATGGCGAACATATATGCAGTATACAAGAAGAAAGACTTAGTGGGCTTAAGTATGATGGCAGATATCCAGAAAAATCAATCGACTACGTTCTAGATGAACTACCAAAAAAGGAGATAGACTTAGTTATATTTGTAGATATTGGATTAGAAGATTGGGTAAGAAGTTTAGAAAAAAATGAACCTCAAGAGTTTTTACAAAAACTTTTTCCCAATGCAGATATTGGTTTCATATCTCATCATAAGGCACATGCTTACTCATCTATCTTCACTCAACCAGCAAACGAAGGTGTGTGTATTGTAATTGATGGTGGTGGTAGTCACAACTGGTCAAATGGCATATCTCTTGGTTTAGAAAAATGTTCTTTAGTATATTTCAATAAAAGAAAGAATCAGTTTAGATACTTACCTTTCAATGGTGAGTGGGGATTACTACATCAAACTTGGTCACACCACATCTTTTGTAAAAAAACTAGACAGAAAATAGATTACAATGATCCATTGTACCACTGTGCTGTGAGTGGTAAGATCATGGGTCTTGCTGGATATGGATCTGGTAAACATCTTACAAAGCTGTATCAATTTGGACATCATTTTCCACAAGTACAGTTTGATATGAGGAATCCAGAACCTTATCCATTATCATCAGAAGACAAAGCTCAGTTGTTGCAATATAATTTTGAGGAATCCCTGATAGAATTAATCTTAAGACTTGATGAAGATTACTTGGAACCTGTTGTTTGCTTGACTGGCGGTGTATTTCTTAACATCAATGCTAACACAAAAATAGTACAGAAGATTAAGAATAGAAAGTTTCATATCACACCTTTTGTAAGTGATTGTGGTTTGTCATATGGAGCTGCTGCCTTTGGTGCATCATTATGGAATGATGTCAAAGTTCCTCCTGATCTAGCATTTCTAGGTAGAAGATATCTTACACCAAGAGATCTTCCAACCAATGAAGTATTTGCAAATATGGATGGCGGAGTAGGTGGATCTTGGGGTCAGGTTAAAGAAGAACAGCTTGATCTAAAGAAGGTTGCAGAATACCTAGAAGATGGCAAAATAGTTGCTTGGTATCGAGGAAGATCTGAATTTGGGCCTCGTGCATTAGGTAATAGATCTATTTTGATGTCTGCTAAATATAAAGAGAATAAGAATATTTTAAACGAAAAGGTAAAGCATAGAGAAGAGTGGAGACCCTTTGCTGGGGTTATACTTGAGGACCATCTACAAGACTACTTTGAAGAAGGTATTGTGAGTCCATACATGTTATATTCTCAGACGGTAAAAGAAGATAAGAGAGATAAGATACCAGCTATCACACATGTAGATAATACATGTAGAATACAAACAGTTGACAGTGGTTTCTTATCATTACTACTTGAAGAGTATTATAAGATCAGTGGAGTTCCTGTATTATTGAATACCTCTTTCAATGATAGTGGTAAACCAATAGTAGAAACCCCACAAGATGCTATTGATGCTTTCCTAAATATGAATATAGACTACCTAGTTATGAATAACACAATCATAGGGAAATAGATGGAAGAAGATTTCTACGCATCCGTAAAATTAGTGTCAGGAGAGGAGATCTTCGGTGAGGTCATGCCGTCTGAAGAAAATGGTCGCACGGTTTTGATCATCAGTGATCCTGTAGAGATAGAAACAGTTAGTATGGATGGAAGACATGAAGGTCTTCGCATGATGCCATGGTTGAGAAGCATGCCACATGAGAGTATCATCATTATTCCTATGGACAAAGTAATTACTGTTGTCGAGGCTCAAGAAGGTTCAGAGGTAGTAAGGTATTATCAAAAATTTATCTTTTCACACTTCAACAATGGCCAGCCATCGGAGAAGATAAAGGTCTCAAAGAAGATGGGATATGTAATTTCAGTCGAGGATGCTAGAAAAACTTTGGAGAAGCTTTATAAGAAAGGCGAAGCTACATAACTTCCCTTTGAACTCTGACAGAGTTATTGTACATCAATTTACAAGACTTGTCAAGTCCCCAACTTTATGTTAGACTATAACCATAACAGAGGATAGTATAATGCCCGCAAAAGGTAAGACTAGAAAGAGATCTGAACATTACGTTAACAATAAAGAATTCTTATACGCAATAGTTCAATATAAAGCTGACGTAAAGGAGGCGGAGGAGAAGGGTGATCCTAAACCACGCATCACTAATTACCTTGGAGAGTGCTTTGTAAAAATCGCGACTCATTTATCATACAAACCAAACTTTGTAAACTATATGTTTAGGGAGGACATGATATCTGATGGCATCGAAAACTGCGTTCAATACATACATAACTTCAATCCAGAGAAATCTACGAATCCTTTTGCTTACTTCACTCAAATCATACACTATGCTTTCCTCAGACGTATACAGAAAGAGAAGAAACAAATGGAAATCCGTGAAAAGATCATTGAGAAGTCGGGGTATGATGAGGTTATGCACGTTGACGACACTTACGGTAATTCTAGTGACTACAATTCTATAAAAGAAGCAGTACAAACAAAAATGAATCAATGAAGCTAACACAAGAACTAATTGACCAGATACAAGAAGCAATGCTTCATACCAAGAAAGACGGTAGTATCAACTGGAAAGATGAAGATGAGGTTGTAGTTCAGTTAGCAGGAACATTTGCTGCTGATAGATTTATTGTTATCAAGAACAGAACAAAAGACCCAGTGGTATCTGCTGCACCACACCCTTACTTTGATTACGAGAAAGGCGAGTTTACCAAATGCGGTAGAGAAGAATATTTAAAAGAACAAAAGGAACTAAAGAATGAAGATAGCAATAATAACTGACACTCACTTCGGAGGTAGAAGGGGTAGTAAGGTATTTCATGACTTCTTTCAAAAATTCTATGATGACATATTCTTTCCAGAACTAGAAAAGAGAGGTATCAAACACTGTATCCATATGGGAGATGCCTTTGACAACCGAAAGAATATAGATTACTGGTCACTTGATTGGGCAAAGGATAATGTATATGATAAGTTCAAAAAATTGGGGGTCGCAGTTTGGCAACTTGTAGGGAATCATGATGTCTACTACAGGAATACAAATGAGATCAACTCTATTGATTTACTCTTAGAACATTATGATAATATAATTCCTATATCCAAACCAGGCACATATGATATTGCTGGATTCAGAGCGATGATGCTGCCATGGATATGTGATGACAACTATAAAGAAACATGTGCAGCGATAGATGAATCAGATGCTAAGATTGCTTTTGGTCATCTTGAACTTACTGGGTTTGAATTGTATCCAGGCATGGTTCAGCAGGGTGGTATTGATAAAGGTATCATAGAAAAGTTTGATACAGTATTCTCAGGACACTATCATACTAGAAGTAATGATGGACATACATTCTACCTAGGCAATCCTTACG